TCTTCAACAGTAAGCTCTATTAAATTTGATGGATCATCAGTACCACCAGCGTGTTTTGGAATAATATGGTGTTTATGTTTCATATTAGTTCATGAGAAATTCTAGCGGTGCGCCGTACTCAACTTGCATCTCGGCTTCTAACTTTTCAATTTCTGTAACCGCTTCATCATAGATTTGGTTACCATTAAGTGTTACACCACCAGGTAACTGTATTCCACTAAACTTTTTAAGGTTGTTACCCCAAGTCCTCTTAATGAGTGCCGTGGCATATTCTTTTAACCAACGGTCATTCCAAACTTTTTGATAAATGTTAGGGTCAATATTGGCATAACATTCGGCAATAACTTTGGTACCAATTGGTGCTTCCGAAGCCCCCCATGCCCAATCAATATACAGTCTTTGCATATGTCTTTGGAATCGAATAGGAACTTCTCCAGAGAACATTAACTCCAGTGAACGTAAATGCTGTTGTGTTAGTGTATAGTTGACGTATGATGCAGAGGTGAAGTCGTAGAGTTCGTTTAATCGCAATTGATACCTGAGGTCAAACATATTAATACTTGCCTGAGAATCGGTAACTGGAAAGATTCTAGTGATACCAACGATATCCATGGCATTGTTGCTGGAATCTCTGGCTTCCGCTAAACTTAGGTATTTGTTATTGATGTCGGTTTGAGTGATGGCTTTTATATAATATATCTTTTGAGTACCATCAAAATGATAATCCTGCCAATATTGTAAGGCATCATCAATACGATCTTCTATTTGGTCGTCATCCAGATTGAGTTCAATGACTGGAAATCCAAGTCTACGAAGGCAATAATCTTTGAATGTGGCTCTATTGTTTACGGCAGGCATGAATATCTCCTAATAATGTGGTATTTAGGCGACATAGGTTCCACCTGGATATGTCCAAGTGATAATTGAATTTGCACTATTAGTAGGACCTCCAGCAAAAAATTGAGTAAACGTTCCGGTTGGACCTTTAGCACTGGAAACTGCTGCATTATAACTCGGACCAGGAACACTTAATACAATAGCACCATTTGCACCTCTTCCACCAGTTCCTGTTGATGGTGGCTGGGGTCCATAAATATTTTGACCAGCTCCACCACCGCCAGCGCCCGTGTTTGCTAAACCATCTTGTGCATTTACAGAAAAAGAAAAATTTGTTCCAACATACCCACCATTGCCTCCACCACCCTTACCTCCTAGTGCACCAACTTGTCCGTTGGAATTTTGTCCTCCTGCGCCACCACCACAAACCCAATAAGCACCAGATACGAATTGTCCTAGTGTAGAACCAACGATTGGATTTAAAATTCCATCTCCGCCTTTAGCAAGTGTATCATTGCCTAATCCACCCACTTGAGATGCTCCGCCACCGCCAGCCGAAACGGCACCTTGAGCTGGACTGACTCCGCCTCCATTATTTCCTTGACCAGGAATTCCAAAACCATAACTTCCGTATTGGCCATAACCTTGGCCGCCACCAGATCCACCTAACAGTCCCGACATTGCCTGGCCGGATTGGCCAGCACCTCCACCGCCACCTCCATAAGCATAAAAACTATTTGTGCCTGGAAGCCCAAAAGTTGTTACGCCGCCAGAAGATCCGTTTTGACTTGCGCCAGAATCACCGCCTTTTCCTCCTAAACCAACGTTTGCTAGATAAGTTGTTCCTGGATTTAAGGAAATTATTCCGGTTACATAACCCCCAGCACCACCGCCACCGCCTTGAAATGATCCTGAACCTCCTCCACCTCCACCACCAGCAATAGATAATACATATCCCGGATATGAAGATGTGACTACAGACCATGCACCCTGAACATAAGCTTCAATTCCGGGAGCTTCGCTGTTAAATCTCATCATTCCGTTTACTGGATTTGAAGGACGCTGCAATGTAGTTCCTACAGGTAAAATCATTGCACCAGTACCATTAAAAAATACAGTTGAATTCGAATCAACGGTTATTACATTTGCAGTATTTGATTGAAATTGTAGTGTATTTGGACTACTAGAAATTACACATACATTTATAGCCGCACTTGGATTAAATGTAGAATTAGCGCTGAGTTGTATTGTCATATAAAAGTTGCCCATCCTGTAGATTTATAAACCCAAATTCGGCCGGTAGCCGGATCGTAGTGCATCATTCCAACCAACGGTGAAGTTGGTAAAGTCTGGTTTGCGTGAGGTAATATGACAGCAGATTTTGAATTAAAATTTGCTATAGGATAATTTTCTGCATTTCTAGTCACCAACAAACAATCGGAAGAATTTGTTTGTATTTGTAATGTGTTTGAACTATCAGGAGTTATAATTATTCCTGAATTATTTGCATTAATTATATTCATATTGTATTACGCCACATAAAATCCACCTGGATAGGTCCAAGTAACTATTGTATTAGCTCCACTCACTGTTGTATAATAACTTCCTTTAACAGTTGCCAAAGCGTATCTTGATGTAGGAACAGAAAGTATTACACAACCACTTCCACCAATGCCGCCGGTAGTTAGTCCTTGTCCAGTTGCACCGCCACCGCCACCAGTATTTGGCATTCCTGGTGATCCGGCATAATTCAAATTATTGAATAACTGAAAATCCGAATAAAAATATCCGCCTTGTCCTCCACCACCAAGTCCGCCTTGTGATCCTGGTCCTAAAAGTCCACCTTTTCCACTCTGTGAAGGTGCTTGATTTTGGTTGGTCGAAGGTGCGCCACCTCCTCCTCCTAACCAATAAGCTATAGGACTATTTGTTGTGTAAAAACCAAGACCGGATGGTAATGATGTTCCTGATAATGCTGAATATACGGGTCGAACTTGATCCTGATTCGTAGTCATTCCTGGACCAGAAAAAGTGGCAGTAGTTAATTGTGTTAATGTTAGTGAAGTATTATTTTCAATTGACTGAATTGTTCCTACAATTACGTTAGCGCCACCGAAATAAGATGTTGCTATCAATTTTGAACCCACATTTAATTGAGTTGTAAATGATGTCCCTGTGCCGGTTACAGTATTACTTGGTACTAGAATCTGGCCATTCTTATTACCAAATACTGTATTGAAAGATATTGTACCACTTGCAACAACAAATTGTGGTTCTCCTGTATTGGATCCAGGAATTGGATTTATAATTCCTTTACCGCCACTTATTGTATATGGTGCAGTTTGACTGAATTGGCCTATATCACCGGCACCGCCACCGCTAGAAAAATTGCCTGAGTTGATTGAGTATCCTCCGTCAAACCCTTGACCAGGAATTCCTCGGCCGTATGCACCATATTGCGCAGCATTGTTACTGGATAACATTCCTCCGCCGGAACCGCCCAATCCTCCGGCAGCTGTACTGGTTGATCCACTATAACCACCAAATCCACCACCAAAGGCGACAATTAAACCTGCCCAAGAACTATTACCTCCGTTGGAAGCGGTAGATGAAGTTGTTGTACCACCATTACCTACAATGACTGCTGTGTTAGTACCTGGAGATATTTGAACAGTTGTCGATATTACGCCTCCAGCACCACCGCCACCGCCCGTCCCAGAGGGCCCACCTCCGCCACCGCCACCAACAACAACAAGTTGGCCAAAATAGTAACCAAGTAAATCGCCCCAGAGTGATCCGTCAAAAGCTTCAACACCGCCACCGCCGGACAACTCTGTGTTAAATCTTATCATTCCAACCGCTGCAGGAACCGGTCGTTGCGCAGTAGTACCAACAGGTAAACAAATTGCTTTACTTGGGCCAACAAAATTGGTTACTTGATTCGCCGCAAATTGAATTGCTGTATTTGAATTTAATTTTATTTCTAGTGTATTGGTATTGTCAGCAACAAATTCCATTAATTCAGGATAAATTGCTTTTGCGCCACTGGCTAAAGTTACTTCGGGTTTTGAAAACGTATTCGCATTAATAAAAGACATTTTGTATAATCACTTTAAAGAATTACCCATCGACTTCCTGAAGGTATAGTTACTGTTCCAGCTACTGTAAACGGACCAACAGATAAAGCGTTGTATCCTTCAGGTATTGTACTGAGTGGCGTAGAGGTACTTGCATTTACAAATATACCATTTTTAGCGACTGGCTCCCCGGATACTGGTGCAACACTAGGAACTGAAGTTAATGTTGTTGTTATTTCAACATCGGTTACCGTTGTTCCATTAACCGCCAATTTTTTATATAATTTATTGGTAACCGGATCATAGTACTCATCACCAACCCTTGTATTGATTGGTGATGTATTTGATACTAGGTGTTTCGTATAATCCCTAGATGACATTACTACTCCTTAATTAAGCTTGTGCTTCGGTCCATGCCATACGTGCAGCTATAGATGCGTTAATTGCCAAAGGTGTTACGCAAATAGTAAGAATATCTGGACCATCCGGATAAATGTTGGTTGGTGTTGTAGGTACGTTTAATGTACTACCGCCACCTAAAATACTGTTACCAATATCACGAATCTTAGACAAATCTTGTGAGCTTACACCGCCAGCAGGAGCAAAGAATGTGTAAATACTTTCACCACCAGTAATTGTTGTTGTGTTTGGATGTAAAGAATATTGTGCCAAACTAGAACCACCAACAGAAGCAAAAGTTCCACCACTAACTCGACCATTAAGGAATATTTCTACTCGAACACCGGCTACTGTTGCTAAAACACCTATACTTGCCGGAGATAATTGCATACGATTAATAAGTTCTCTTGCACCCAATAGTCCAGTTAATCCGTTATCAACACTTGGAGCTAGACGAATACTAAACACAGGATAACGTTGGCCAGCATTAGCATATACAATCGGTGTGCTTTGACCAAAGTTAAACAAGAAAGATTTATCATCATCATAACGGCCATCCATAACTACAGATGAACCCCAATGACTAATTGTACTTGCCTGTTGTGGAGAATATAATTCTACCATAACTGGAGCAGTAGCAGAATAAGTAAATGATGTTGCTGTAGCACCACCAGGTTGACCCCGAGCACTAATGACTAAACTAGTGGTTGTTTTGGATGAATATGTCATATATTCAATGGCTGCACCTGTAGCGGCCGAAGCGCTCACTACAACTGTTCCTGAAGGTGGCCAACCGGTAGTATCAGCAACGCTAATTGTTCCTGTGCCAGTACCAATACCCCAAGCGGCAGTTAAGTTTGTGTAGTATGGCAATGTATTAGTTTCATATCGAGCAACTAAGTTACCTGAACGCATGTAAGCTTCAGTACCAACGTTGTTGTTTGGAATACGATGGCAATAAATTACTTCACCACGGTTGTTTTTAAATCCAAAACGGATTGCACCAGCACCATACCATGTGTAGTCAGCGTAGAACATCTGCATTTTGGTTAAATCTATATTAAATGAACTTGCACCAGTACCATCACACTTGTCAATATTCCAAGTGCTCTGTGGATAACGAGTATTAATTGTTTTACTTACTACACAGTTTGTAGCAGTTGTTCCTTTATATTCCGGATAAATGTACATCTGAGTATCAGATGTAATATGTTGAACCAAATAACTTTGACCACGAAGAACAATCCAATCGCCGGGTTTTAATTGTGAACTAAATTTGGTATTTGTTCCTACAACAGATTGACTTGCTGATGTCAAAGCTACAGAACCAGAAATTTGTGTTGTACTACTTCTACGAACTGCATATAAAGTTTGTCCGTCAAATTCAAAATAAAAACCATTTTGATGGTCAAACATACCAACACGATTTGAAGAACCATACCAAGTAAATGGACTTACAACAGGATTTCCTGTTGCAGGACTTGTTGTTGGAGCAATTGTATATGCAAACGTTGTTGGAGTTGGAGCTGGTGATGCAAGAACTGTTGCAGTTATGTTATAATTTGTTTCTGTACAACCTGTAACCTTTACCACTGCGCCAGGTAACAAACCATGAGCATATTTGGTTGTAACCGTTGCAGTTGATGAACTAGATGTAATTGTATCAATCTGTAATGCAGGCTTTAGGATTGAACCTGTAGAGAATTGCATGCCTTTACCTGATTGATATCGGAACTGTCTACGAGTTTGACGAATTACTTGATATCCATGATATGGTGAGATATTACTAAATTGAACACCACCATCAAATGGACGATGTTGTACATAACCCAAAGCACGTACATAAATTGAAGTATTTGAAACTACGCTGATTGTACCTGTTGGAGCATTTATTACTGTAAATGTAAATGTGTTATTGGTTGGAGTTGTTGACACAATCCAGCTACCGTTTGGAGGATTGGTGGTGGCAGTTGCACCAACAACATAGATGCCATCACCAACACGCAGTCCGTGTGCACCTGTTGTTGTAACTGTAACTGTTGTGCCGACTGCCGTAATCGCACTGGTTCCTGCAGGAATGGCAGCACCAGAATAGAATGAACTAATAAAAACAAAAGATTTAGTTGCATCAAATAGTGCAGTTGCTGGTGTATTTGTAACAGTATAGGAAAAACTAGCATTATTTGAAACATTTTCAACAATCCACCATCCGTCAGCATTGGCATTATCAAGTGTACCTTGAACATAGATTGGAACACCAGCAGTAATACCTGCTGTGTTATTGATTGTTACTGTGACCAATTTACCGGTTGCAGCAATGTTTGAAATAGTGTATGAACCGCTAGCATTTGTGAATGTTGGTGTTGATGCTGAATTTGAAAGTGCAGAACCAACATCATAGAAAGCAGAAGGACGTCCATTCAATAATGTTAATTGTTCCCACTTAGTAGGCTGCATACCATATTCAAAGTCGGTATCAATTAAAGCTTGTGGTGTAGACACACGAAGTTTGTCTACTGGGTCACGCATCACTTCTGATGGAATAATTTCAGTATAAGATTCTTCTGTAAGAATAGAAATCTTATCTGTTGCACTCATTGCCGATGTATTGTAATTCAATATAATGGTAGTTGTTTCTTGACCAGTAACAGGATCTATAGATGTATTAGGAGAGGAATAACTGGTAGCACCTAATGCAGGATCGGAGAAATTATAGATTACAGTACCGGTAGTGGTATTTGTAATCAATAATAACTGTTCTCTACGAATATATTTACCTGTGACAACAATGGTCTTTGTTGAGGGGGTAAATGTATAACTTTCAATAATTACATGCTTTGCCATTTGATTAATCTCCTAGTGCAATTGTGTCGGCTGAATATGGGTATTTCTTAGTTTGTGAACTTGATGAACTATTTATGATAGTTAGGAATGCTTGGCTTCCAACATCTGGTGCGTTATAAATCGTCAATGTTTGTGTTTCCAATGATGATGTATTTTGTGTTGATACTCTGAAACCTCTATGTGAATCGTATGGAGTGATCCATGGATAACGCAAGTCCTTGACGTATGGTGCAAGTCTTAAACCACCTACAACCACTTCCAAGTTCTTGGAGTCCATAATGCTAGTCACGTTTTGTTGGTCGGATTTTAACTGAAATACACATTGGGATCCATCAAACTGGTTAGAAATATCACTAAGTACAAGTGGTATATTGTTTGTGTACATACGCCCACCAACATATACATCTCCACCAATACCTACACCGCCAGCAACAACTAAAGCGCCTGTTATGATATTTGTGGAAGTATTAGTTGATGTAACATTGATTGTTTGTACTGTTAATGTATTTGAACTTAAAGCTCCTGATCCCGTAATACCGACACCGTTAACATTTAGTAATCCTTGAATATTTACATTACCTGTTATACCAAGTCCACCATTGATAATTAAAGCTCCAGTAGAATTGGATATTGATGGTTGTGTGTTAGAAATGTATAACTGTGAATCTGAGTTTACTGTAATTAATGAACCAGTATTTGGTAAAGCATTATTAGCTTTATTAAAGGCTAATTGTATACTGGTGTTTTGTGTAACATCAACACCTTCAATAATAGTTATTCGAGTGTTTTGGGTATCATCAACACCTTGAATAATACCAATACTTGTGTTTTGATTATTATTAATGGTTTCTACAGCATTTAATCTGGTGTTTTGTGTAAGATCCACACCTTGAATAATAGCAATGGCCGTGTTCTGATTTACATCTACAGTTTCAATAGAACCTAATCTGGTGTTTTGTGTAAGGTCAACACCTTGAATAATAGAAATACTTGTGTTTTGA